CCCGCTAAAAATTGCAGGACATGTAAATACGCGGCACCTGATACAATGACGGGTGGTCAGGCTTGGAAGTGCCGGAAGTTTGAAAAGCCGATCCCTAAGGATTTTCAGCCTCTCGGCTGCGATTATTGGGTGAGTTGAGATGAGAAAGATCCCGCGCGATTATCAGGAAGCGGCGCATACCGCCCTTTGGAACTATGTCCACCAGCACCCCGACAAAAATCCGTTGGTCCTAATGCCTACCGGTGTTGGTAAGTCTTTGCAGATGGCCATGTTCATCTGGGCCATCCTTGCGAAATATCCATTCACACGGATACTCCAGGTGACGCACTCGAAAGAGCTTATCCGCGGGAACTACGACACACTTATGGAATTCTGGCCGGGGGCACCGGCTGGGATTTATAGCGCTGGGCTAAAGCGCCGAGATATCAGCCAGCAAGTTACGTTCTGCGGAATCATGTCGGTGGCTAAGAAGGCGCCGCTATTTAAACGGGTCGATTTTATGATAATCGACGAGGCGCATATGGTTAGCGACAAGGCTAACGCAAGCTATGTAAAATTCATTAAGGAGCTCCGGAATGTAAATCCAAACCTGATTGTTATAGGATTTACAGCGACAGGCTACCGCATGGGAATGGGCAGCCTGTTGGATGGAGGTTTGTTTGATGAAACTGCCTACGACCTAAGCAGCGGCGAGGCGTTTGTCGAGCTGATTGAAAACGGTTACTTGTCCCCGCTACACCCAATCAACCCCGGCTTCTACCTGGACAGCGAAAACATTAAACTAACAGGCGGCGATTTCAACAGTAAGGAAACATCGGAGGCCATGCGGGACCAGAACTTGCTGGAGCGGGCCGTGGACACTACCGTAAGGGTGGCCAGAGAGGAAGGCAGAAAGTCCTGCCTGATATTTGCCCAGAGCATCGACGATAGCGAATTACTGGCCGAGATGTTCACGGATAAAGGATTTCCGGTTGAAGCTGTCCACAGCAAGACAAAGGACAGAGATGACGTGCTCCGGAGGCTGCGGTCCGGGGAACTTTGGGGCGTTACGAATATGGGGGTGCTGACCACCGGCTTCGACCATGCCCCCATTGACTTGCTTGTTTTACTGCGTCTAACGAGAAGTACCGCCCTACACGTTCAAATCATTGGTAGGGGCACACGGCCAGTCTTTGCCGATGGCTTCGATCTACAGACAAAGGAGGGAAGGTTAGCCGCTATAGCTGCTGGCCCGAAGCAAGACTGTAAGGTCTTGGATTTCGTGGGCAATACAGAGCGCCTAGGGCCTATAAACGCGCCCGCGCTACCTAAGCGGCGGGGCTCCAAAAAGGGCTCGCCACCGGCGCGCACCTGCCCCACATGCAGCTATATCCAGCATATTAGCAAGCCTATTTGCGGCATGTGCGGCCACGAATTCCCACCGCCTGAGCGACTAAAGGAAAAAGCCAGTACGGCCAAGCTTGTCGCGCTGAACACCAAGCCGCCCGAGCCTGAGTTTATTATTCAAACTGTTCACGAAATGGTGGCTTCGGTTAATGAGGGACGGAACGGCAAGAGGGACACGGTTAAAGTTGGGTACCGGAGTGGGTTCAACTACCACTACACATGGATATGCGTGGAACACCCGCCCAAATCCTATCCAAGGATAAAAGCAGAACAGTGGTGGAAGCTGCACGGGGGCCAAGGCGAGCTACCGACCACCTGCGCGGAAGTTGTCGAAGCTATAGCCGGGATCCAGAAACCCGTCTTCATTAAAGTGAGGGTGGATACACGGTACCAAGAGATAGCAGCTTACGATATGAACGGTACAGGTTTTGAGCTTCCGCCGGAGCTCGGTGGCCCGCCCCCGCCCATCCCGGAAGTGGACCCGCTGGCCACCGCGACGCCAGTATATAGAGCCAGCCCTATGGACTACGAAGACATACCGTTCTAGGCCCCTTGCAATTCAAAAGGCTTACTAGTATGTATAGTTTATGGGGCAAACACAGGAGAACAAAGATGCAACCGCCGCCTAAAGAGCACATAACAGTCAATCCTACTGGCGAGTTTCTCGATGACGCACTCAAACATGCTTGGTTTGCTGCGCGATCCTGGAACCAGCCCGAGGACAACAGACAGTCGGCCCCCGCCGTTCTGAAGGAGGTCGAGGCAGCTGAGCAGGCGCTGGCTTCCGCTAAGCGCCGGTTGCTAGCACACATTTTAGACTAACGGGCGAAGTAAGGCTTGCAGGAGGCGCCCGGCTGTAGTAACCTCTTAGCACTAAACACAAACCAGGAGAAATCAAATGGACAACGAAAACGTAACGGGGCAAGAAGACCAAGTTGAGGCACCTACCCCGACCCAGGAAGATCTGGAGGCGCTGGAGGCGGACCTTGTCGAAGCCAAGGCAGCTGAAGAAGACATTATAGAGCGTCGGAAGCTCGCTGTTGCTCAGGCGCGCGATTGGTCGAAGTTCCTGAAAGAGGCAAAAGCCTACCAAAAGGCGCTGGACCCGGAGGACGACGCGCAGGCCGAGGCCCGCAAGGCTGTTGAGGAGGGAGCGGCTTCCTTGAAAAAAGTCCAACAGGAAAAGGAAGAGCTGACCACCGCGAAGGCAGTGGCCACTACGCACCGGCAGGGGATTGCGAAGGCCATCCGGGAAATGAAGAAGGCCCTTGGCCCGAAGAGGGCAAAGAAGAAGCGGGTGCCGCCCGTGGACCGTGTAGTTCAGAACGGGTACACCTACCCGCTTCCGGGCACCAAGAATTTCGCGGCCATGGAAGTCTTCGATGAGATTTCCGCGATCGCCAAGCGTCCTTGCAAAATCCAGGAGGCCCTTCCGCTTGCGGAGTCGCGCGGCCTTGCCCTTGGGAACGTTCGCGGGAAGTACTCCCGTTGGCGCCAGTTTCACGGTATCCAGCCACAGGGCCATGCCACCAAGGAAGATCTCGCCGCGCTGGCGCCCCATTTCCCGGAGGTCGGCGCTTATCACCGGGCCGCAAACGAACTGGCTGTCCCGGAAGCTGAGGAATCCTAAGACATTAGGACCGGCCCAAGTAGGCCGGTCCTAGCAACACCTAACCAAGGATTACAAATGGAACAGAATACGCAAGCGCCTCTCCCACGGGCGGTGTCGGACGGGTCTAAGCTGGATATTTTCGATATCTTCCCAACAGTTCAAGGCGAAGGAACAATGCAGGGGGTCCCAGCAATCTTTATACGACTTTCGGGTTGTAACCTGCAATGCCCCCTCTGCGATACAGAATACACCGACGGCGCGGAGAACATGGCCCTCGCAGAGGTACTCCGGGTGGTTTCCGAATACTGGAAGGAAAACAGTGCCGTAAAGCTCGCTGTTTTGACAGGCGGCGAACCCTTTCGGCAAAACATCTTCCCACTGATTATGGGCCTCCTCGAGCTTGGGCTGATTGTTCAGGTGGAAAGCAATGGAAAACTGGATCCGATTATTCCGGATGGGGCCAATCTGGCGGTACTAGTGCGGCGGGGGCAGTTGCACATCACGCTGGCTCCAAAGACAGCCAGAATATCCGAAATGCTTGAAAAATTGGCAAACTGCTACAAGTACCCGGTGTCGGCCGCGGAGCCGCTGCTGGACGACGGAATCCCAAGGCGCGTGCTCGATCACCCCTTGCCAGTCGGCGCCAAGGTTTCCCGCCCCCGGTCGGATTACAAGGGGCCTGTGTACCTCTTCCCCGAAGATACCGGGAGTACGGCGGAACTCGACAAGAGTACTAACATGATTATCGAGGCCGTGCTCAGCCGTCGTAAATACATGCTACTTGCCGGTATTCAGGCCCACAAAATCTGGGGGGTTGGGTGATGTCGGCCGTAGTTTTAATCTCGGGCGGACTGGACAGCGCGGTGGCTGCTGGCTGGGCTGCGGCTAAGTACGATGTTTTGTACATGATAGCTTTTGACTACGGGCAGCGTAACCGAGAAGAACTCCGGGCCGCCGTATCCATCGCGCAGCACTTCAAAGCGTTGTCTTTTCGGGTATTTAAGCTGGATTTTGTCGCCGAGATGACAAAATCGGCGATGACCGACAATGATATGGCGTTCAGCGACGAGGGGAGGGCGCCGGGCATCGGTAACAGGTATGTCCCAAACCGCAATATGATCTTCATGGCCGCTGCTCATGGGTACGCCGACACAGTTGGGGCGGAGGCTGTTGTGACTGGTATCGGCGGTAGGGACGAGATAATCTCGCCCGATAGTAAGCCACGGTTCGTCCGGGCGTTTCGTAAAGCGCTGAGAGCCGGGAACCCCATACCTATCCGTATTGAAACACCGCTGCTCGGCAAATACAAGCAGGAGGTTTGGGCAATGGCGGACAAGCTGGGCATGTTTGAGTTTGCCAGGAGCTCGACAATTTCTTGCCAATCCACTTCATCCGACAAAGTAGACAAGCTTGTCGAGAACTATTGGGGCAAGGGCTGTGGGACATGTCCTGCCTGCGCCTTGCGCAGAGAAGGCTTCGATACCTATTTGCGGAGGACAAAACTTGCGCGCCTCCGGAACTACTATCCAATTGGACTTTACTAGGAGGAAACTATGTACTATTCCACAAAGCACTACCCACACGACAGGGGGCTTTCGATAGCCTACCGTAATCACAAAGCTGAAAGCCATTGCAAGTTTCTGCACGGCTATGCGCTGGCCATTACCTTCACTTTTGCCGCCGAGGAGCTTGACAGGAGTGGGTTTGTTGTGGATTTTGGGGGCCTGAAATCGCTCTGGGCTATGCTCGAGAACACTTTCGACCATAAGTTGCTTGTGGCCGAGGACGACCCAGCAATCCCAACACTCTTGGAGCTCGATGAAAAGGGCTTGGCCGAGATTGTGCTTGTGCCTGCTGTCGGGTGCGAGGCTTGGGCCGAGCTGATTTTTCAGGTGGCCACACAATGGATGAAAGATGCCGGTTTTTACCCGCGCGCAACCATCGTGAAAGTGGAAGTGGCGGAGCACACCGCTAATAGCGCAATGGTGACACCGTGAGCACCGCAGAAGCAGTTCGAGCGCTGCTCAAGGCCGCAGAGCCCAACACTTACGACAGAGAGGGCTTGTCCGAAACGCCAGAAAGGGCCGCTAAGGCTTGGGATTTCTTTACGAGTGGGTACGATGTTGATATCGGTGGGCTGTTTAAGTCTTTTGAGGATGGCGCTGAGAAGTACAACGGGATAGTCGCTGTAGGCAATATCCCGGTGTATTCCAAATGCGAGCATCACTTGGAGACAATCTGGGGCGTAGCAACAGTCGGCTATTTGCCCAGAAATAGGGTTGTTGGGCTTTCCAAGCTGGCGCGGGTTGTAGACGCTTTTTCGAGGCGCCTCCAAGTGCAAGAACGGTTAACAAGCCAGATTGCCGCTGCGCTGGAAACCTCGCTCGACAGGCCCATGGGAGTCGGCGTTGTACTCCATTGCCGACACATGTGCATGGAATCTCGGGGCGTGCAAGTCCGCGGGACAATCACAACCACCTCGTCCATGCTGGGCGAATTCCTTACAAAGCCGTCGTTGCGTCAGGAATTCATGCACCTTGCGGTGCCGCCCGCTACGTTGTAAGCAGGTAGGGGCTACCAGCGCTGCCACGGGCGCGCGGTGGGGCCTAAGGGCCGCCGGTAGGGCCAAGTACCGGCGGCCACTAACAGGAGAGCCACAGGGGCTGAATTATGGATCCTATCAAGATGTACGCCGCCGCCGTGTTCACCAACAGTATGCAGCCCGGCCAACCGACATATGAAAGGTATCTGACAGACCACGAAAAGAAGATTGCCAGAGAAACCCCGCACATACTCGAGTCCTACCATTATATCGGAAAGGACAGAATAGCCCAGCAGATAAGGGCCACAGGCAGAAAGATATTTCTAGACTCGGGCGCTTTTTCGGCTAAGCACGCTGGCGCCGAGATTGATATAAATCAATATTGCCACTTCATTAAGAAGTATGAAGACATTTTCTTGATTGACGACGGTATCCCGGTCATAGCCGGGCTCGACGTTATTGGAGACGCCGAACAGACTTACCATAATCTAAAAGTGATGGAGAGTCAAGGAATCCAGGCGCTCCCAACATATCATATTCACGAGGACGAAAAGGTTTTAGAGTGGTATGTTGCCAACTACGAGTACATTTGTATCGGTGGCGTTGCAGCTATCAGTAGCACGCAAGCGATTACATGGATGGATCGGCTTTGGGAAAGGTATCTAACAGACGGCGCGGGTAGGCCTAAAGTCAAAGTCCACGGCTTTGCTACTACGTCTATACCCATAATGGAGAGATATGGCTGGTGGAGCGTGGACAGCTCTACGTGGGTACAGGCCGCCTCCTTCGGCGGCGTATGGACCCCGGATGGGGAGAGCATTAAAATCTCTTCGAAGTCCCCGGCCCGGCATACAGCCAGGAAGCATTTTACGACAATGCCACCGGTAGAGGCTGCATATTTCGAGTCGATGCTTCGTGATCTGGGCTTCGACCCCAAGAGGTTAGCAGAGGTTCCTTATGCGCGGTTCGCCTATAACCTCTGGACATACGCTCGGTTGAACGAAAAGCTAAACGAGCGGAAAGCCCGCATACAGGAAATACACTGGCAGGAACAGCTATTCTGATGGATAATTCGGGAGCACTAAAATTCGTTCGGGGCGGGCTTGTTGGTAAAACATCCGTGCCCGAGATGACACATTACGCAATTCAGGGCGGCACTATAAGAGCGTTCAACGGCGTCATAACCTTATCGAGCCCTATAGAATTCCCCGTGGATTGCAACCCAAAAGCCGCGCCGTTCGGGGCTGCTTTGAATAGGTGCAGCGATAAGGTGGGAATTCACAAGACAAAAACAGGCAGAATTTGTATCCAAAGCGGTAATATGCGGGCCTATATAGAGCTGATAGACACGGAGATGCCGCACCAAGAACCTGAGGGGACGGTTGTCCCCCTGGATGGGGATCACTTCCTAAGGGCTATTTCAGCCCTGAAACCCTTTATTGGGGACGATGCGAGCCGCCCCTGGACAAACGGGATTCTATTTAGCGGTCGGAGCGCGTTCGCAACAAATAATGTTTGCCTTGTGGAATACTTCTTGGGCACCGAGTTCCCCGAAGAGATAAATATACCGGTTGAGGCTGTTAAGCAGATGTTGCTTATCGAACAGCCACCTACCGCGATACAGATTTCCAAAAACTCCGCCACATTCCATTATAAGGATGGGAGGTGGATACACACTCTGCTTTATTCCCTAAGCTGGCCGCCGACGTTGCGCGAAGTTATCGCCGGTGGCAAAGAGCCTCTTGCGCCTATCCCACCCGACCTGTTTGTCGGCCTCGAGACGCTTGCAGACTTTCTTGACAAGAAAGATGGGCGTATTTGGATACGGGACGGTGTCATTAGGACAAGCATAGAGGACGAGGTTGGCGCTAGCTACGCTGTCGAGGGGATGCCAGACGGGTGCTATAACCTGCATATGCTAAGACTCATCGAAAGCGCCGCGGAGTTGGCCAGTTTCACCGAGTACCCGAACCCGGTGGCCTTCCAAAGGGGGAATATGCGGGGGGTTATTTTGGGGCTACGGGCATGAGAAACGATTCCATTGGTCTCTTTTGGGAAGATAAGCCCGTTATCCGAGGGTCGGGCAAGAAAGGGCCGCGCGAGTGGGGGCCGATGCCATCTATACCGGAAACTGGCTGGCTACCGCCAGCCGACTTCCCAAATCTATCGGCTGCTAAAGTAATAGGACTAGACACCGAGACATTCGACCCAGAGCTGAACGACGCCGGGCCGGGGTGGGGGCGCGGAAAAGGCCACCTGTTAGGTGTATCTATTTCCGTCGAGGACGGATCCCATTGGTATTTTCCAATGAGACACGAAACGCAGCCTGAAATGAATATGGACCCGCAGCAGGTGCTAAGGTGGCTTAGTTCTGTTCTAGATAATAACAAACCGAAAGTCGGGGCCAATCTGGTATACGATGTCGGTTGGCTGCGGTGGGAAGGTGTCTCAATCCAGGGGCCATACTACGATGTGCAGTATGCCGAGGCGCTATTAAACAGCGAGACGCCAAGTGTTAGCCTCGAGGCGCTGGCCCAGCGCCACCTTGGTCTTGGAAAGGAAAGCCCGCAGCTTTACGAATGGCTTAACCTTTGGAATGGTCTGGCCCCAACAGATAAGCAAAGGAAGTGGCTCTATAAGGCCCCCGTGTCCTTGGTAGGTCCGTATGCGGAAGCTGATGCGTCTCTGCCTATAAGGATACTCGAGGCGCAGTGGCCCAAGTTGAGTGAACGCGGAGCCCTCGATTTGTTCTCATTAGAGTGCAGGCTTATTCCGCTACTCGTAGATATGCGTATGGCTGGGATGCCAGTCGATGTGGAGGCGGCCGAGAGGATTTACGAGGACCTTGGGCAGCCGCTTGAAGCGCTAGAGAAATCTATGCAAGAACTGACAGGTGTAGCTGTTAACCCAGCAGCGGCGGCCACCATAAAAACGGCATTCACCGCTATCGGGCTACCGCACCCTGTGTCCCCCAAAACAGGTAGGGTTTCTTTCGCTGCCGACATACTGGAGAATATTGACAACCCACTTTGCGATTTAATTCTGGAGCATAGAAAACTAACCAAAATACGCGGAACGTTCATTAAAGGGTATATTCTGGATAAGCAGGTTGGCGGAAAACTCTACGGAAGCTTCCACCCTCTTCGAGGCGACGCGCACGGCGCACGCTCTGGCCGCTTTTCCTCGTCGGATCCTAATTTGCAGAACATCCCGGTACGGACAGCCGAGGGCAAGCTAGTGCGGGCCGCTTTCGCTGCGCCACGCGGCCTTCACGTTAAAATGGATTATTCTCAAATTGAGTACAGGATGTTGGCGCACCACGCGGTAGGGGCCGGAAGCGAAGAGCTTCGGGCCCATTTTGTCAATGACCCGCTAACGGATTACCACGAGCTCACAATTGCACTTGTCAAGAAATTAACCGGCGTCGAATTGAAGCGGCGGCCAGCTAAAACAATTAACTTCGGGCTTATTTATGGGATGTCGAAAAATAAATTGATTACATCTCTGGCGCTTGGTCAGTCGAAAGGTGCCGAACTATTTCAGGCTTACCATGAAGCTGCGCCGTTTGTTCGGGCCACCATGGAAGCGGCCTCGAATGAAGTTCACACAAAAGGTTATGTCGAAACAGTTTTAGGCCGTCGGTCGGATTTTGATTCCTGGTCCAGGAGCGGGTACCACGATGGGGAACGCTCGGGTGCCTACCCCTATAGTGTGGCAAAGCAGAAATGGGGGGTGTACAATATTGAAAGGGCGTTCACTCATAAAGCCCTGAATAGGAAATTGCAGGGTGGTGCGGCGGATGTGATGAAGGCCGCTATGGTTAAGGCCTACGAGGCTGGCTTATTTGATGAGGATGCTTGCGGGATGCCCCGGATGACCGTGCACGACGAGTTAGACTTTGTGGAAGTGGATACAATCGACACCGATGCTTGGCGTGAGCTGAAATACGTTATGGAAAATGCGGTGCCGCAAATCAAGGTTCCGATTATTATGGATGTGGGAACAGGGCGTAATTGGGCCGAGGCCGATTAAATTCAGGGCAGCTTGCTAAGGGCCGCCCGGTAAGGTAAAGTAAGCTAAACAGCATGGAGTAATAAATAATGGCTACATTGGAAATTCGGCCCCACAAAGACGGCCTCCGGGTTAGGGTGCTTGACGAGGATGGAGTTCTGCTTGCCGCTTATGTTGGGAGCAAATCTGTATTGCGGACAGCATTGGCTCTGGACTATAAAATCGAGGTTGTGCGCCTCGATGCACTGCTGGAAGGGGAACAATGAAACTTAAACGCTTTATCTTGGAAGCCGCCGGGCTGGCTGTGTTTCTTTGGATATTGGTAGCTGGCCCGGAGCTTGCCTACCGTATTTTAGTGCTTGGAGGGCTGTGATATGGAAAAGAATCCCCCAAAAACTACCGAAGATAGACTTGAGAAAATATGCCCAAGGGGCGCTATGATTTTTGAACTGTACGAACCGTATACCACGCTGGACACCCTAATGGCCGATGGTCGGGAACGGACACGCGAAGAGATACAAGAGCGCCTTGGGCTGACCGCCGAGGAAATCGCGTTACAGGTGAAAGGCTCCCAGTTGAATATCCGCAAAGTGACGTGGACAGGGATTATCATGTATAAGGCGGTTGGGCACAGGGATGAGTATTGAGCCGCGTGTTATAGTCCTGCAGGAGCCGACCCAGCCGCCACCGCCCGGCGGCTGGAGTCAGTTCGCAGAAGTGCCTTGCGTGATGCAGAAAAAGAAGGCCCCGCCACCGGAGGAACGGGTGGCGGGGCTGACGGCCCACATAACGGAATCCAGGAAGCAAACCCGCTACTGGTGGGTCTATGCCCTAACTGTTCTGGCTATTCATTACTTTAGTTCCTATTCCCCATAAACAAGTGTCCAGAAATCGATCCACCCCTTAATCTGATCTCGCGCCCGCACAAGCGCCGCTGCATAACGCAGCGCATCGGCCCCCTTATCGCCCGTTGGGGCCGGTAACGCCGGGATAACCATTAAGTCGAGCGGCGGCGCTGGCGCTGTATCAATCCCGGAGGATCTGCTGCAAGCGCTCAGTATAATTACTATCAGCAGGGCAGGCAGTAGTATCCCCACGGGCCAACGAAACTTCATAAGATGTTACCTCTGCTTGGAGTTGATCGACCCTCACAGCCCTAGCTTGCGCGTCGGCACTCAGCTCCCGCGCCTGTTCGCGTGCCACCGCGAGTTCCCTCTCGAGCTGGCTGACAGATGTTTTAGCTTGCGTGACCCCATGTATGTGCCCGGCGGCAAACATGGCCAAAGCAATGCCCGCAGCCGCGCCTAGGGCGCGGGCAGGGCGGGGCAAAAGCCTTGCCCAAGGGCCTAGGGTAGCCGCAAACAAAAGCCCCAACCCAGCGGCCACCCATGCAGCCCACAGCCCGATATTAAATAGGAGGCGAATCAGGTCGAACAAGCCCAGCCTCCACATGTCGCTTGAAGCCAAGGGTGGCAAACACCGCCGACAGCACAGTGATTGTGATGTTGTTGTAGATGCTCTCGTAGCTACCTATAACGTCAGCTTCGAGGCCTAGGAAAATATAACCTGTCAGGAAAACCCACCCAACCAATAAGCCAATCGCAAGTTCGCTAGCCCAAGTCTTTTTCATCCCAGCCTCACAAATTGAAAGTGCATCCAGTCGTAGTTCTTTTCCCTGCCCAAGGATACGGCGCCCTCCGCTTCCACTATCCGCCAAAAAGCTTCGGCGTCCGGCTGGGCCAACCGGGCTGTTTTCCGGCCAGCGCGCAGCGGGTTGCGCAGCGGGTCCAGGTCGACAGCAGCGGCGTAAGCGTGAACACTCTTGCGGCGGCCACCGCGCATCGTTCTGTTGCTGTAGCATCCGCCAAATTTGTTCAGCCCGAGGTCGTAGATTTTTTCCATGCCGTAGTGATCGAGTGTTTTCTTGAAAATAATTTCCAAAGAAGAAACAACGCGGGCGTTGCAGGTGAAGCGGTGAATTACCGTGTCGGTGTCCCAAGCCAGAACCATTGGGTACGGCAACCGAAGAGTCGAAAGGTTTTCGCCCGGCGCACCAAAAAATTGCGCGGCATCCCGATAGCGCGGCCACCGTCGGCGGGTGGCCGGTTCCTGCCTCCCGTGCCAAGCGCCTAGCCCAAGCCACACCTCGACAGCGGATTCTGTCTGCGGTCCGTAAAGGCCATCGACGCTTGCCCCAACAATCCGTTGGACAGCTCTTGTCAGTGCGCCAGCTCTGTCCCTTGCCCCGCTAGGTTCCACATCAATGGCGGCGGCTAATGTTAAGCGCCCCTCGATACCATCAATTTCGATGTTGGACCCATTACGGTGGAGGACTTCTTGTCCGAGCTTAGTTGGGATGCGGGCTTTCATTTAGTATTCTCCTGCTGGTGGGTAGCAGGGGCCTTGCGCGGCCCCTGCTACGGTTCTTTGATTCGGCGTCCTAACTTACCAGTCGAAGGTGGCTGGCACACGGATGTCGTCGACCGTGCCAAGAATGCCGTCGGGGCCGGGTTTCCGGTGTTCGTCCCGGGCCACCTGAAGCCATGCCTCTGCGTTCTCGCCGAAAGTGGCTTCCGCCCACGCCAACGCTGCACCCTTGTTCATAACTGTGCTTACATCCAGGCCCATGGATCCGGCGGGGATACATTGGGAAGCAACCGCGCCCTGTTTGTGGACACGGAGGCCAGTCGTATACTGGCCCGGTGCCGTCAGACAGCCGGTGCGGTAGACGCTCATGGCCGCGCCGCCCAGCGCGGGGGCGGAAACCGAAAACAGCAGACCAAGTGAAGCAAAAAACGCGGCGAGCAGCATTTTGAGTTTGTCCATAGTTTTTCTCCTTGTGTAGCCGATCGCGGAATTGCGACCGGTATGCGGGCACCCTAACAGCTTAACTAACACGCCACAAGGACAGCCGAAACCCGGTGTTGAAAATAAGCCCGGATGGTGCGGAGCCTGTCGTTGCGGACGGGAAAAACCGTATGCGGTTTGCGGCAGCAGGCGTCGAGCGCCACACCAAGGTTTTCGCGTAGGTGGACGAGGCCGTTGAAGGGTGTTGTGAGGTCCAGGCCGCCACATCCACATAGGGGTCAGTGTCGGTGGCCATTGGGACATGGATCACGCCCGAGCCGCTGCCTGTAAGGGCACCGACGCCCGTGTACCCGGAGCTAAGTCCGGTGTTGCCGCCGCCGGTGTAGTCTGTCGAGAACCACGTTGCACCTGCATCCGGGGATACTTGCCATGCTAGGAGTGCGGTTGCGTCCGGGGACACCCGAAAATTAGCAACAGTGAAGTTGTATGTGGCACCGGGGACGAGTTCGTACTCCAGGAACTGTGCCCCTAGCGGAACAGGTGCCTGCTGAGCCACTGGACCGGGAAGCTTGTCTAGCGGCAACCGAACAGTTTTTCTTCCGCCTGTACCGTTGTCGATGCATAGGGCCACTGCATCGACTGAGGGGTCGATACTGCTAATCTCCTGTCCCGAGGCGCCAGAAAGCGTACAAATATCCGGCGGCGGTGCCGTTGCGGCGCTGTCGGCCGCAACAGCCCGCCAAGTAACGCCGTCCCAAAAGTACAGGACACCAGTTAGTGTGTCCACGTAGAATTTCGGGTCGTTACCCGTGGGAGGTCCTGCGGGAGGAACTGGGCCGGCCACAAAATCGATAGTGACAAGCTTACCGCCGGCCAGGATTTGTAGGCCTTGACCGATATCGGTGCTATGTACAAGATTAACCATTAGATATTCCTTTTATGGGCCGACAAGATATCCAGTGAGATTGCCAGCAAGATCGTTTACCGGGACGAGCGCTGAAGCCATAAGGACTTCTTCGAAGCCAAGGCCTGCTAGATCGGCGCAAGCAAAAGAGGCGCCTAGCGACACCGCCGCGCCGGTAGTGTTGGAAAAAACCCTTGTAGCCCCGCCACAGCTAACAAGCTGTCCTGGACCGACAGTAAGACCGGCGGCAGCGGCTGGGATACCAGCAAGGTTCTGAACAGCGGTGCAGAGGTTGTCTAGCACGGAGCAGTCGTAGGGCACGCCAGCGCACGCCATCAGATTTAAAAGCTCCGAGATAAGCGCGTTCATAGCTGCTGGCTCAAACCTGGGCGAGCACCGCGTCGCCGAGTAGAACAGTTCGGTTGGACAGTTTGCTGTCGGCACCGAAACGCCGTTCACAGTCGATCCGGCGGGTACTCCGCCATCTGGAAAGATTCCTGACATATTGCTTCCTTTTAGATTGGGGTGAAGAACTTCCAAAGCCCTGCATAACCTGTCCCAGCAGAAACTTCGACGGTACGTACATACCCGGCGGGGGGGCCTGCGGTTTCTAGGGCTAGAAAGGCTTGGTGAGTCGCCGGCGGTAGCGCTATTCCGACCTCTGCGGCCCCGCGCTGAAGTAGTGCGCCGTTCAGCAGCACCCCGCCATTAAGCGCCGGGACTCCGCTAGTATCGAAGCTTATAATGTCGCCGGCCGAAACGGGGTACAAATATTCTGCTATTTCAAGACTGTAGGTATTAGACCTAATTTTTTCCCTGCGCCAAGTTCGCACCCAGACTAGCCCGCCCGCTTGTGCAGCTACAGGCCCCGGGTTAGATGAGAAGTCCGCCGGGTCCATGTTGGGTGTTGCCCCACCGTAATAAGTAGCATCGCGGTTTACGGGGACACCGGCTAACGGGGCGTTCCCCATCAGCTCCGCGACGGTGGCCCACCCCATAGCTCCCAAGGAAGAATTCTGCATCCAAATACGATCCGGCGGTGCCGGGCCGTTAGGGTATGCGGGGGCATTTAGTAGACCAGCCGGGGAAATGGCGGTAACGGCCGACTGGCCAGCACCCACCGCCACGCTGTCGGCAAAGGAAATTGTCAGCGCCTCCAAACCTGCGGATTCCAGCGCGTCACCAGTTGTCCCGCCAGCTAGAGTCACAACCGACGGACCCCCGTTCCAGTAGGCTTTATAATCCGAGCTGTAGACTACAGCGCCTGGCCCTAGGTTGGCCCCAAGTGTGGCCGGGGCAAACTCGGCTACTTTTTGGCCGACTGGTGCCAAGCCCTCGGCCCGAAGTCCGGCACAGGAAGTATCCGGGCCGGGAAAGAGCGGGGACTGTGAGTTATTCCACACTAGACACCCGTCGGACGATTTCACAATTTCCCCTGCCTCTATCACCACGCCGGTAACCGCAAGCGCTGGGACAGTAATTCCGGCGCCCAAAGCTTTGATGCTCCTTGCTAAATTATCCAAACGTGCGCAGTCGTAATCGACTCCAGCGGCCCTAGTCACGTTAAGCAGCTCGGATATCGCCGCGTTGGCTGCGCTCGCGCTCAGCTTCGGCGTGCACTCAGCTTCGGAATAAAAGAGTTCCATGGGACAGTTTGCCAATGGCACAGACACGCCGTTCACCGTGGCAACGCGGGGAACTCCTTTATCCGGGAATATACCGGCCATATTTCACTCCTTTACGGGCATCTTACGATAATGTTGGGACAGGCCTTGGTCAGCAAAGATCGCACTATGCACTCCGCGGCCAGGACAGATGGGTATAGCGTCACCACCGCCCCTGTACAGTCGGTGTAGGGTTGCGCGGTGGCCACCGGTGCGGGCGGGTTATTATCGCAATGGTCATTGTCCGCGGCGGGCAGGGTAGCCGAAATAGAGCAGATCTCTAGCTCGACATAGCCGCTCCAGCATTGTGGACAGTGTGTTTCCCCATTTTCAGGGCAACCGCATGTTCCATCCAAGTTCCCTTGTACAGGGGCAGGATACGGCGTCTTGGGCGTAATGGCTGCGCCTAACGGCTCCAATATCCAATTGAGCCCGTCGAGATTTCGGATAACGCCGCGACGCAAGCGCACAACAGAACGGAGTATCGCCGCTTTCAGCGCGTCCTCGAAATCCTGCGGGAACACCGGCGGGTAGTAGATGCTTGCTTCAGTGCACCCGTTAGCCGTACTATCCGTGCACTCGTAGGGCGAAAATTGTGCAAGGTAAGGATCTCTGCACGCATTACGGAAGCAGTCTACCCACCCTAAGCGTTCCAGCCAGCCATCCAGCGTCTCCGGGGTCGCGAAATAAGGATCTGCGCCCAACACCGCCGGCCTCAGCGCGTCCTGGACAAGATCCTGGAGAACTTGCGAGGCGTAGAGCGCATAGGCGGACATCGAGGGGCAGTCCAAATCCAGCGGGCCAGCGCAGCCGGCGTCCTCGAAAGCAGCCTTCACCGCGGCTTTTTGCTTATCCCAGAGAGGGCCCGTTGGGAGGAGATCGACGAAGGCGCAAGCCGTGGCGCACGGATCCGGGCAAAGCGGGTCCACACAGCACCAATCCCCATCGTAAGAGCCGACCGGAACCCACCCGTCTACACCGGGTGTCAGCGGGAGTGTTGGCTGAAGTAGGCCGGCGGTGCTCATGCGCAGTTACTCTCTTCGCCGGTACCGTTATTGATTTGAAGTGAATCGAAACATAACTGGTAATCGCAGTTAGGTTCGATCCCGCAGGGTGTTTCGTAGACGTTGTCCTTATCGGGCAGCGGGTTTGTAAGGAGGAAGGCCACCGAGGGGGCCTGATCCGGCAGGAGTCGACGTAGCGAGGCCGTAAGAAGCGTTGTGTCCGCGGGCTGCGATGGTACAAGTGTTTGGAAGAACTCCCGCACGATAGGCTCAATCCTGTTGACGGCGCCGGGGCTGGCGCACCCGTCAAGTGTTACCTGGACACGGATCGGTATTGGTTTCACGGGGTATATTCTCCCACAGACACCAATCTCAACCTGTCCCAGCCCGTAACCTTGGGGGCTCCCGAACAGCCACGCTTCCGCTTCACGGATAACGTTTACAGGCGCAATCCCGCAAGGGAAGGTATCGTCAAACATGAGATAGAACTGCAAAGCCCCACCGCAGTTAGCACAGCCGCAATCGCCGGATTCTTGGTTTTCCGCGCCTAGAGCCGACTCGCCGCACCCACATTCGCAGCAGGATCCGCCGCGGACAAGCGCGCGGGTTGCGCATGGCCATTCAAGCAGCTTGGTTGTTATCCATTCGTGCGTTGCTCGGGGGTGATACTGAAGCCGGGATATGTACCGTGCGCGGAAATCCGCCTCGCTTTCGGCGTCCTTGCCCGAGCAAAAACCGCAGCCCAAGACATCGACACCCGAGTTGACATTGGGGACCACCGTTGTCATGGTGCCGGTGCAGATATTATCCAGATTGCCAGCAGCACCGGCGGTGAGCGCCACTACCCGAATGGTAGCTGAACCGTTGCTATCGAGCGCAGCAGGCTGATCGGCGGCCACGGCTGTCTGGTAGCTCTGGCTGCCGATTGTGAACGCAAGCGGGGCCGGGAGTGGGGCCAGCGGTGTCCCCGAAACCTGCACATAGCCTTGGGCAGGAATAGCGGGCCGGGGGTAAACCCCATCGCGGGCCGCCATCTCGATTAGGTTCTCGAGGCAGGCTTGCTCCGGGTCCCTCTCCTGCCAAGCCCTTTCTGTGATAGCGTAGAATGTCTCCGCCATTGCGTAGTTCACGGCCACCGCGTAGTGCTCGTTGCTTTCCGGGATAACAGCAGCGCCGCCAAGGACGAGTTGCTCGAACAGGGCTTTATACCTGTCAAAAAGGATCTGCGGGTCGGGGCGGCCCAAATATCCAACCATTACAGCAATTCCTCCCAAATCCAAGAGTTGTCCAGCCTGCTACCTGTCAGCCCTACGCGGGCTTTCGAGGTGCTCCCGAACACAGTTATATCCAAACTAAAGCGCATGTTCCCAAGGTAGGCTACATCTACTTCGACTTTCACGGCCACCGCGCGGCTGACGAGGCGCGCAAGTGTGGCCTCCGCGTTGGCACGAAGAGCAGTTATTGTCTCGGCAATAGTCCCGGTACTGTGCGCGGTCCGCAAAAGGCTTCCGATATCGCCCAGGACATAGCTTTCGGACCAGTGGCCCATCTGGCCGCCGGGGCGGTACCCGCAGTCGGTGTCGGGGAGCCGACCGTCGGTTAGGAGCATGTTCAGAATTAGGCTGCGCAGCCACCCGCCAGTGGCAATTGTCCCATCAGGTTGGAGCTCTAGGCCGGGCTGGCCGCAGGATGCGCCGCAATCCGGCGCAGTGCCGCAGGTTTCGGGCTGAGTGGCCCAAAACAGTTTTCGCACATCAATGGTGTCGAGCGCACAAATCATGCCGGTGTCCCTGTAGTTCCGCCACTATCGCCGGGGTGGATGTGGGTGGCCCCTATACTTATTGCACCATTACGGACATGACCGTCAATGTCCAAGTTGCCTGAAACTCTAAGGTTCCCGTCGATTTTTGTTTCGGCAGCGGATAGCACAACATTCCCGGCGCAGGTGATCTTGACGTCGCTACCACTTACCACGACTGTAACTTCCCTGTTACTGCCCAACACAAATTTCCCATCCCTAAGAAACGTCTCCTCGTCGTTGAACTCGATACGCCTTTCAGGGTCTGTCGGGTGTTGGACACCACCAGCGCCTTCCGGCCACAGATATTGAGCACCCCTTGGCAACGCGGGCAAGGCAACCTTTGCATCGGGGTCGCCGCCAAGGGACAGCATAAGCACCTCCGCATCCGCGTCAGTTGGTAGGTTGAAGCTGTAGCCTAGGTTAACTACTGGCACCTCCTCGTCCAACGTGCCTGTTCCACGGACGGTCATCATTGCGCCGCCCGGCGGCATGGCTGTCAGCGTTCCCCAAACACCGCGTTCTGCAAAGTCCTGCGCTGTTCTCACAAGTTCCTGGTAGCTCACGAAATCAGTCATGCTTTTTGGGGCCTTTCGCCTAAAAATAGAGGAGCCGGTGTCGGCGGCCTGCTTGGGTCGGAGAATGTTCCTTCCGGGATAAGAACAGGCCCTTTTCTTATGTCCAGGACTTCGGGCTGGGGGGCACCCCACTCCGGCGTGCTTTCTTGGTGGACAGGCTTTTCCTGAAATCCCAGCCGTGCGCCTGACTCTCCTGTCCCCATCGATGGCGTAGTGGAGGAGCTGGGGGCCGCCGGGGCCGGCGGTGGTGTCAGTGTCAGCGAGGTTTTGAGCGTCTTATCGGCCCTTGCCGTATAGGTAAGGCCGGTGACCTCGAACACGCCCTTAATCCCCGCCGGTGGTATATCCACATAGTGCAGCACCCCGAGGTCCCATGGCAATCCATTGGCCTGGAGGATGTTAAACACATCGAGCCTCACTTTCTTTGTCTCCGCAGCACGGCGGTTGACTTCGTAGGTTGCCCGCCGTTCAAGTATATCCTGTGTAGCGTCCCCAGACACCTGAACTGTTATTGGGGTAAATTCTGTTAAGGACACATCCGCAACCAGCTTTAGCGGCGGTATCACAGCAGCCACGCCCCAAGAGTCCTTGGAGTTTAGCTGTCCCTTCACAAGCACCTGACTGCGGCTCCAGTCTCCTTCCTGTTTCGCGCTAAAGGACAGTATGTTCTTCCCGAGTACGAGGCTCTCCCCCGTCTGGGCGGGCGGTGTGTCCGTAACACGCAGCTTTCCGTCACGTGTTTCGTAGCAGTAGATGCCGGACTTTTCCGCAAGCCTCTGGATTTCGTCGACAACCCTACCACCGTCGCGCAACCGAACACGGCCAAGGGAGACCTCGGCGGCCAGCCAGTCGAGTTCGATCCTCCACGGCTCCAATAGGTTTTCGATGGCTTCCTTGTTCGAGACACCCAGCATTGTGCCAGTCGGGTGCTGCTGGCTGCTCTCGATAAGCGCCTTAGTCTTCCCACGGCAGGTAAGTCTGACTGTATAGTTATTAGGCCCAACATTCAAAGACGGGGCCTTTCCGGGCTTTCCAGTGCTGTCCGCATTATCCTCGCGCCTGTCGATATTTCCGGTGAACGCCAGATGCCCCCCGACATATACCAGTATCTCACTGCCTCGGGTGGCCCCCGGCAGGACGGCACTTTCGGGCAGGTACCCCATGAACAGGCTGATGGAAAGGCTGCCCGTGAGCTTGTGCTTTTCCCTTTGCAGTGTCGCGTCCGTGTAACCTTCCAGCAGGCGTCCGTCGACGAATATCTGAAAAGGTTTCATCGCGCTAGGCCCTGGATAGCGGGGCCTAGTTTCCCGTATGGCCCAACATTATTTAAGCCTTCAAGCTCGCGGTGGCGCTTGGCGTCGGCGTAGATGGCGTGCGCGGCCTTGAGAGGGTGTGTCGCCCCGCCGAAATCATATTGGATAAGACCAGGGGATTGATGAGCTTTTTCCGCAAACCGGGCTGAAACCTCCGTCCTGAATTCGGCGACGGCCAAATAGAAGGCGTTCTGGTGATTAGCCCACCCATACGACATTTCTCCTTCTAGTATAGTGTCGACCGCGCTTGCGATCCTGCGTATGTCGCTGGACCTCGCCCCGCTTATGTCCAATCCCGACTGCGCCATGTAAGCCGCGCCCGCTGTCCGCACAAGCGCATATATGGCGTTTTCGGCTACGGACGCAGGGGCCAGGAGGGCCGATTCCTGTGCGGCGCTGTTCACTAGTTCCCGCATTGTCCGGTAAGCAACTTGCGGTGTCGAGGCGCTTACAATTAGGCCCATCCCGTAAGCGATCGCCCGCCCAACGGTGGCGGTGTCCTCGGGTGCCACTTGCTGAAAGTCGTAAAGAACTTTATTCCTTGTGCGTTTTGCCGCGTCCGCGATTGTTGCGGCTGCGTATCCAGCACTGACTTGGAGAATAAAGCCTAAGGCTATGTCGGCCACGGTACGCTCATGATAGGCCTGAATTTCCCCCAGCCGGTAGTCCGCACCAAACTGCGCCAGAGAGGCGTCAAGCAGCGCCCCCACAGCCAAAGAAAGGGGCTCCCCTAGCCGGAGACCGCCCGGCCATTCGACCGCCTCGACAAACTCCGCGTCCACATAAGTGACGCCTTGCTCCGTTTCGGTGTTATCCCTAACTCGGAGGCTAGTGCAGGCCGCCGAAGCTAGGATGCCACGCGTAGGATGAACAAGCACACCGGGACCGGGGCTCTCGCAGGCCCGGATAAAAGCCGTGGCCTCCGATATGTGGGAGTTTGTCTGGAACCTTCCGCTTAGGCCGTATTTCCGTATTTTCCGGCCTAAGTCGGCGTAGGCAGTGTTCTCGCTAAAGGGGAACTCGCCCTCCGCGCCTCTGCGCCCATGGTTGCTGGAAACCTCGGTGGCCACAAACGGAACGCCCTTGAAGGACGCCGGAAGGTATTGGGGCCTGTAGCAAGATTCTGCCATCTTATTTCCTTAGTATGGGCCAACACCGCCTAGTGACGGTGCAGGGGCGGCGGCGGGTGGCGAAGCCACCTGCACCGAGCCTATAGCCGCCGCTATGGCAGGTCCAGCAGCTTCTCCAATAGCCGCCCCTATGGCAGGCGCGCCCGTCAGGATGCCTTGCGCCACCGCTGGCCCAAAGTCGTTAGCTGCGTCGTCCAGCTCCGCCGGTAGTGCTTGTAAGCTTCTTTCAAATACGGACACAAACCTGTCCTTAGTGGGCAGCGCCCCGCCAGTCGGGAAGAGGTCTGCGTCCTGGATAGGGGAAGCGGCCCCCCGCGAGTTCGCGAGGGCGGCGGTGAGGCTAGATCCTCTGGCGGCAAAGTCCTCGAACTTAACTGCCCCCGCGGCGAAGCTATCGGAAAGAGCCGTTAACCTCCGAGAAAGCTCGGCAGTAACATCGTCGCCCGGAAGTCGGACTACCGGTGTAAACGGCAAGTTGTCCGTGTTTGGAGTAAACGGCATCGGCCCGTAAACACCTGATTGACTTGATGGCACCGGTGGCGGCGCAACAGCACGGAGGGCCGCCACCGTTCGTGGGTCAGCACGGCCCGCGTATAGGCCGAGTAGGCCTTCGTCGAACCCGGCCCTGTTCTCCGGTGCCAGCTTATTGAAAGCCGCCGCTGTCTCTTTCTGCGCGGCGACAAGATCCGCCAGCAGCCCCTCCAAGTCGGACTTGGCCGCAGCGGCAAATTCCCCAACCCCGCGTTGGTCGGAACCCGCGTAGTAGAGCAGCTCCGTCGTTTGGGCTTCTATGTCTTTCCGGAGTTCTTGAATACGGAGGACGTTCTCGATGAGCATGGCTGTTGCATCTTGGCCCGCCATAGGCTGTCCGCTTGTCGGCTGCGCCCGAATAAACTCCCGTACAGCAGATTCGGTGGCCCCGCCCCGCCGCATCGACTCGACCTCTAGCCGCGCCTCACGAGTCAACCTAAGCTCGTCCGTAACTGCTTGCGTCATTGTTCCGTCGGCCATTGTATCCGGCCGAAGGGCAGCGTATAAACCAGACCCCACGCCAAGCGCCAGCTTAGATGTCAGGAACCCAGCGACACGGGCCGCAAGTGACTGACGAGCCACCGCACCGGCTCCAGCGCCCGCCGCAGCGCCCGCGCCACCCGCCGCCGCAGCGCCCGCTTTGCCGCCGCCACCTAGGGCAAGGGCGGCGGCGCTAAGCTTACTGGCGGCCCCCGTCAGGCTCCCAGCGGCCCCGTACAGCGCCAAGCTAGGCCCTTTGCGGCCCAGCACCTTCTTCCAAATCAGAAGTGCGCCACCGACAGCGGTGGCGGTTGCGACAAGCTGCGACAGGACACGCTGCATTCTGGCTTCGGGCGTGTCTGTTAGGCTAACCCATTTGAGCCAGTCCGCGAACGCGTCAACCTTAGGTGCCAGCTTTTCAAAAATAGGAGTAAGCCCAACCGACGCGGCGGTACCGAAAGCTTCTGCTAGGTTGCGGGAAGAGGAACCAAGATGCTTGTCGGCGGCCTCCTGGGTACGGATAAGCGCCGTAGCCGCCTTATTTTGAAGCGCAGCAGCACGTTCGGCGTTACCAGTGATTTCGCTTACAATGGCCACCGCTTCCTGGCTCACAAAGCCTAAGTCGGCAACGAGTTTCTGGATAGCAGGTGCATCCGCCGAGTTGTTGGGGTCTAGGCCGGCCTCGACAATTCGGGAGGTCAGGTGCCTTTCGACCCACAGCATCGGGTTCGTGCGAAGGAGTTCTTCGTCGACGGCCCCGCCACCGGGAAGCCGGAGGCCGGAAGCCTCGAGGCGGGCTTGTTGCTTGTCCGATACGCCGATGTCTTTAGTTAGAACAGCAAGTAGCCGCGCAACGCGCGTACCCAAACGCCTGCCCTGTTCGTCGAACGCCAGGATTGTCCGGAAGACACCTTCCCCGTCCAAAGTCGGTGCTGTCGAACTGACACGAAGCGCCTTTAGGTAGCTGGTCGCATCGAAGGTATCGCCAGCCTGAGCAATACCAGCCACAACAGCGTCGATGATGTCAACGGCCCTTTCTGGATCCGTCGAAACCTGCGCGGCTTCCAAGATCTTAATTAGCGCCAAGGAGTTCTTGTCAGCAGTCTCCGGGTTAATCTCCGCGAGACGTTCTCTACCGCGCGCCAGCGCGAGGGCCATAGCCTCGAAAGCCGCAGGGTCCTTAACCGTTTTCCGCAGGTCGGTAAACAGGATTCTGGCGTCTGCTAACCCTAGCCCCTGCGTCGCTACGACTGCCTCCCGCGCCACCTGATCGACGAGCGGTATATCCGCTTCGGGAAGCGTCAATTGCTGGTTGACGGTTGCAGTCTGGCCGGCGAGCGTCGATTCGACAGCGTCCCTTGTAGCGCTGCGCACGGCCCAGCGGATATCCGCCAGAAGAGAGTAGATTAGGGCGCGCTCGGCCAAGCCCATATTATGCGCAGCCCTCGGACCCGGAGCAGGAATGACCGTAGTTTGACGGCGGGGGCCGGATGGCGGCACGGGCGGCGGAACGGGAGGAACGTTGGCCGCACCACCGCCGCCTCCAGAAATTGGGACTGCACCAGGGTACTGTTGCAGCGGGAACCGCGCAATAATATCCATCTGGCGTGTCTTGATGAGCCTGTCGATTGCCAGAAGAGCCGGCCCGGTTAGGACCTTGGCCTCTATCAGCACCTTTCGGCGTGCGATTATTTCGTTCAGCTCACGACGCGCCCCGGAGCCGGTAACATCCGCAAATATCTGCGCTACTCTTGGTCTTGCGATACCTGCAAGAGCGGTGGCCGCCGTGGCTGCACCGGCGGTAGAAACGCGAATCTTTGCTTCGCCGCCCCGCCGAAGCGCATCCAACCGGCGGCGGGCCTGATCCTCGCCGGTAAGGACAACACGAACCTTTAGCTCCGCGCTTTTACCCATCGTCCGCAAAAGATTCTGTAGCTTAGAGTTTATTTTGTCGATAGTGCCGGAGGCCCTATCGACAACCTCTAGGGTAGCCTGCTCAACAAAGGACACCATTATTGCTGTCTCGCACTTCTTGCTTGTTTGAGGACTTTCCCAAAGGCGCGCAGTCTAACGCCTAGGACACCGATGGAGAGTGGTCTCACCTCGCCGATAGCGCCCGAAAAGTAACGATACTCTTCGACACGCTCGACCACTGTCGACGCGGTTTTCAAAAATTGGGCAGAACAAGCTGCATGATGGCAACCCCGTCCGCAGTTGTAATCTTGTCCAGCGCCCACCCCGGCAACACGGACAGGCTGGTATCCCCGACAGGAGTCGCGACAGTCGAAAGCAGGGCCACCGCCCGGCTCACCTCGTCGGTGGCCGCCAGAACATCTTCCACATCGCCGTATGTCTTGGCCAGGAACTCTAGCTCAATGATGTCCCGCGATTTCCCCTCCGCGTCTTGCATACGAATTGGCGTCCCCAGCTTGTACAGGATCGGCTCCGAGACGCCGTCACCGGCGGCCAGGATTTCGCCGGCCTCTCCCTGCCCATCATCCAAGGCCGCAATAATGTCCCGCGCTACTGCGACTGGCAAAGCGCTAATGTCGGCGTCTGTGGGCGTCGCCGGCCCGTCCGAGCTCCGGAATACCACCTGTTTCAAAATGCGCGCACGGGTTAGAGCAGCTTGGGGCTTATTCGCGGAGGACACGGCTGCCCAAATCCGGTTGAGTTCGACAAAGTAAAGCGGGCTCACTTCTATCGCCGTGATTATCTTGTCTGCGATTTTTACGCTGTCCGTAAATTCGATCTTAGTCATTTCTACTCCTGAATCCCCTGCTACAAAGAAGGTGGCCCCTGCGCCACAGGAGAAAGCGCAGGGGCCTTAGGCACCAAGCGGCCGAGGGCCGTCCGCCGAATGGGCCTATTTAGGCGACGAGCTCGGTCGGCAGGAGCTCGTCGATTTGCCGGAAGGTTGCAGTGATAGTCACTTCATGCGAATCGGAATTGGCCTGACCCGTAGCCGTTCCGTCGCGGCCCGTAACAACGAGCCCGTTGTAGTATTCGAGGCTGATGTCGATAGCCGCGCAGCCTTGATACAGGGCCAGCGGGATGCCCGTGTTGCGGATAACAGTAGCTTCAATCTGGTTGTTACCTTTCACACGTTTGACATAGCCGCCGGGCATGGCTTCGTTGTTATAGTCGCACAGGCGCAATTGAGGCAGCGCGTTGGTGGCAAGTTCGTGGGACACCGGGCCGTAGACAACATCGTTGTCGCAATCCCGAAAAGTGATCAGGATGTTCCGAATCCCAATCTGGTTTGAGCATGCGGGCATTTGTTTAGTTCCTTTCTTTTAGCAGTTATCGAGCAGCTTCGGGGCCGCGTTCACCACGATATTTGTTGTCCGGACCGGCGGGCGGTAGACAATGTTTAGGTAGAGCTTGCCGGGCTGGCCTTGACAGCGCGGCGCAGCGGCAAAGTCGTCAGTCAGCGTCAAGTCTTTGTCCAGGTTGTCGAATTCCGAGAACAGGACACCAACATTTTCCTTAGCCCAAGCCCGGATCTGCCCAAGGATGAGCTTGCGGTTGGAGCCCTGAACACCGGCCCGGATGTCGGTGTTCTCACTGAAGTAGCCCAAGCCGTTGAAAGCCTGGAGCTCTTCGGCCAGCACAGCGGCAGTCTTTGCTGCGAGACGCCGCGCGGACACATCACGGAACGTCAGGTTGAGCCGCCCCTCGGAATCGTAACGGTTGTTAGTGATGTCATTTGTCACCATCGGGGATGTCAGTGCGCCTTGGCCGCCGGAGACTGGCACCGTGACAACAAACCCACCGTCGCGGAGTTGGTTTTGCTCGTCGAATGTCCAGCAGTGGGTGCAGTATTCGGGGTGCCGAACCTGCTCCAGCACGCCAAGGTTCGGGCCTTGGATGCTGATTTCGGGATTGTCCAGCGTGCGGCAAGCAGAAACTGCTCCGTAGTTTGCCACTTTCAGCCACGGGAAGTTCGGGTCTTCTGGACAGTGAGCCATTCGGCTAAGCGTTGCCGAGTTGGTGTCCGTGGCCAGAATCGTACCCAACGAACCGGCGTTATAGGTGTAACCGTGGCCAAAGCATTGCGGCTTATCGCAGGACCACGCATCGCCCAGGTAGGTGAGGACACCATCTTGCCACGCAGTGTTGCCGTAAAGCATCACAAAAGAGCAGACACAGCACCCGCCCAAAACAGCGGCGTAATCGAGCGGGGCCGGATCGCCTGCGCCGACAGTTGTCTGGGCGACCGTGATCGTGGTTGCGCCGGGCAGATAGTTGTTGCGCCCGTGCCAGTTGATTTGCGGGTTCAGGAAGTTCCCAACAGTGCCAGCGTTCTTGGCGGTGAGGGTGACAACGCCGGCGGCCACCGTGGCGGCATACGGGAAATCCGCCGGAACAGCAGCCTGGATAGCGGCGGCCACCATGGCAGGCGTGTCGCCAGTGGCCACGGCCACGCTGATATTCCACCGAGCTTCGCCCCAATAGATATCCACACGCCCGTCGGACGTGGCGGCGTTGGTGATAGTCAGCGTGTAGACAGCGGCGGTCGAACCAACCGCGTCAGGGCGCGGGACTGCAAAGATCTCAACACCGCTCCCGCAGCTTCCAAGAGCGGTTGCAAGACCGGTTGCGAGGACAGAGCCCGCCCCAAACAGCGTGTTCAGATCGCGTGTTGACGTAACCCGGATGAGCACGTCATCCGTGGCTGTCCCAAAATGCTGCCCTTCCACAACCACTCGGCATCCTTCGCCGGATACGTTGAGGCTTGGGTCGAAGCAGAGGGACACAAACCCGTCCCGCAGTGAATTGATACCCATTACTTCTTCTCCTTGTTCGGGGTGGACGGGGCTTCGGTTTTCGGTTGCTGGATCAAGTCCTCATGGACTTCTATCAGGCGTCGGATGTAGTTTGTTTCTCGCACCGCCGTAAATCGGTCATGCGGGATAAAAGGCCCATCGGGGGCTTCCCGCGCAACGCGGCCCTCGACAGCTTTGACTTTAATGAGTGGCATTTCTTGTCTCCTTAGTTGGCGAGGTTTTCGCAGGGGTCGGGGGCCTGGGTGCAGTCCTGTGCGTCAGGGTAGAATACGCTGGGTGCGGAGTAGAGCTTCACCATAGGTTCCACCTTACACGGGTCGGTTCCCGGATATGGGTCGCACCAGTATTCTGTAACCTGAAACCGGAATGTCAGGTATACAGCCAGCTCTGTGCTCTCGACATCCAGCGCCGAATAAGCAATCGGGGCGTTCTTTGGGGTGCGCCACCCTTCGAGAGCGTGGAGCAGGCGATCGCGAATAGTCTCGTAGTCGTAAAAGGCAAAGAACGGGGAATCGGCCCCATCGCTCAGGGTGTACTTCACAGGGTCGAAAATGAAATGCACGAGTATGTCGCTGGTAAGAGTGATAGCCCCTCCGTGCGCAGCCTGCGAGCTCGTTTCCTTGACAAGTGCCACCGTAGCGACCGGGAGTGTCGGCATGAGAGTCTTATCCCGGAAAAGGTCTATTTCGCTGACAGCGATAGCGCGGCCCTCTAGTTCCGGGAACGCCTCGCCAACCACGGCGGCCAGCGCCGGCAGTGTAGCCGTCACCTCACCCATTGCGCCCACCTCCTTCGCGGTGTTGCCGCGCGTCCCTCGAGAAGCGCTTCCTTAGACATCTTCCTGGGCTCCAGCTTACCTTCGGCACCCGTAAGGTAGATAGAATAATACATGGATGTCCCGACCGTGACTTTTCTTGGCCCTGCTACGGATTTGATGGTAGCGATTAGCTTGCCTGTTTGATTCGCAGGATATTCGCCGGGGGCAGACCGACCGTTCCGACCACTATGGGAACCTCTCATTCCGCGCCGAAAAGTCTTGGTGGCATTGTCGCCGACATCCGCCAGCCACTTTTCCAATTCTTTTTGAGAAAAGTATGCCCGCATGTTACCCGCGCGCATCCGCAAAGACAAGCTCATATCTGGACACCTTGTGGCATATTCTGGGCCGGGCCTGTAACCTTATTGTCGGGCGCCTGCACGTTGTCGGACCGCCCTACAATCCGGCAGCTCCACACGAAATAAGGGCTGCCTTTTACTTCAGATTGCCCAACACTTAGAACTTTGAACCAGCGTGGCGAGCTTTTCATTCGCTCTTCGTAAACGTAGGCCTTGCCGCTGATGTCCAGTAGCGGAAAGTACCGGGTGTAGATGAAGTGCGTTCTGACATCCCGGTTGGCCAGCACCGCCGCGCCATGCTCCGAAAATGTCGTATGGGCCAGCTCCCGAATCTGAGCCCAGCACTCGATAACACTTTCCCGAACGTCCAGCAGCTCGCCCTTGCTCTTTACATCATATTTCTGGGAGCAAAGAACAATTCTGTGCCGCAGCTTACCAATCTGTAGCTTCACACCGCGTCCTCCATGATTGAGCGCCAGATTGAGATGGCGCCGCTGGCCGAAGACGGGTCAGACGCGGATACCTGATTGGCTGGTGTATCCCGACCAGAACTCCCGTAGACAATAACGTGGTCCCCGGCGTTCTCGATAGAATGCGCAATGTACTTGAGGGCACCGAGGCGGATGGCCGCCGGGACATCTTCTGGGCTGCTGAAGCCGGCCCGGTAGATCAAATGCCCCTCTGCGCCGTTATCTGTGCAACCAAGCGTCAGCGGCGCAGGCAACATAGGCAGGCGCACCGCCCGCGCCCCCACAGTAGCCGGGACCCGTATAGGGCGGCCTACCCCTGCGCCGTAGTAGAAGACCTCCTGTCCGGCCACCGTGTGGCCTGTCCGGTGCAGGAAATAGGTGCTGGGCTGCTCCGTATACAGCGGCATTGCCCGCGAGGGTGGCGGGCGCACAGGCTCCCTTACCTGTTCGGCCGGACCAAGGCGTAGGCCTGTGTACGCCTCCGCCGCGCTTAGGGCGGCGTCCCGGAGCAGGGTTAGCTGCTCGTCCGTGACGCTCATAATATCGTCAGTTTTGGTATGCGCCCTGACAAGGCTAAGGGGCAGAATTTCTTCCCGCCATGCCATATCAGCACCCAATCGGGCGGATGTCGAAGCAGGACAGATGCTGGTATACGGCCCCCTCGCAAGCCGTGGCCGATTGCCGAATTGTCAGCTTGAATTTTTCGCAGGCCCGAATATTTGTGGGCATGTAAATCGGAATAATCACCTCAAACATTTCCCCGTTCAGGCTGATAGCTGTGCTGGCCACGAACGGCTCGAGAGCCATCTTTTCGGGGGTTGGGATGGCGTTATGGACACCAACCGAAACCCGGACATGGCGGATAACAGATCGTCCTTGGGCATCCGTCATCTCATAGCTGAAGTAATCGTAGCCCTGGAAGCCCGCTTGCGGGCTGTAGTCGAAGGTAGGGTCGCCGGACGTACCAGTCTGGGCAACCGTGCCGTGGGCGGGGCCGGAGAGCGGCAGAATGCGGTAAGTGAAGGCGTTCCCGACAGGTTGCTCGTTTACGGAAAAGTCCATAGACAGCAGGGTGCCCGCCGGGGTGGCTAGGGTGTAATTTGTGTTGTACGGAGGCTGAAAGCCGCTGATGGAGGCAGTGGAGCAGCCGGTGGTGTCCGGCTCCAGATAGAACTCCAGTGTCGGCTCCAATTCAGCTTCGAGCGGTAGCGCCCAAGCCGCGTAGTTCAGACGAATGGCGTTGGCCTCCCCGGGGCGCAAGTTTACGGTATCGCAGCAGCCGCACAGACTGCCCGCGCCCGCAACACCATCCCTCGAGTCCGCATAAAAGTAAATCATAGTGCCTCCACATAGCATTAAGGCCGAACAGGTGGCGGGCGGGGGTGCCCCGCCCGCAGAAAGCCCTTAGGGGCAGGTGAAGCAAGGAGCCGGTACAATCACAACCGGCGCCGGAATCTGGCCGCAGGGGGCCTTGCAGGTTTTCTTTTTCATCGGGAAGTTCCTTTCTTAGGAGCGGCGGGGGCCGCAGGTTTAGCCGCCTGTTTCTTACCGGCAGCGTTCTCAGCCGGCGGATCGCCCGCAGGCTGTTTGGTGTCCGTGTTCGCGGCGGCTTCCAAAGCCGCCGCCACACCGGCGGCTTCCTCTTCGGTGCATTGGCGGGCGTAACCGCGTGTCAAAAGCGCATCCGCAATATCCTGCGGGAGGAGACAGAGCTCCCCCTGCGCAGCCGACCATTCCACACGCACAACGTCGGCGGTGTAGTGTGGCTTGAATTCAAAAAAGTTTGTTCCGTCAACGGTCCCGCTAAGCCGAAGCATCCCAATAAGAACTAATCCTTCGGATGTTTCGACGAAGCCATCGGAACGGCGTGTCAAATAAGATTTCTTTGGGGGTGCCTTTGACATAGATATATCCTCTGATTTTTGGGCTGTCGGTAAGGTCTACTTCTTGCTGAAGGGTGAAATAGAGTGTTTCCGACGTCGTTACTTCGATGGTGGCAGTTGGGTTTCTGTCCTTGTGGAGGCGGGCCACTAGCGGCTCCACAAACAACGGGCGCTTGTCTTTACGCCGGAGGGCTAGTTTATCCGGTGGGATGTACGGAGCCCCGTCCTTTCTTGTCACGCCAGAGAACACCTGGACAAAGGCGGCTGGCACCTCCTTTGTCAATTCGAGGTGAAAGTGCACGGTTCGGCCTGCGCGCACTTTCACTGGTCCTGCTATACACTTCCTCATCGTTCGTTACAGCTTGGGACCTGTCCGCACAAGTACCGCGCGGACATCGGCGGTGTTGCCAGAAACCGGCACAAGTCGTACGAACTTGTCGGGAATGCGAACAAGGGTAGCGGCGCACAGTGTTTTGGCCGGCGTACCAGCATCGAGCGTGATAGTCGCAACACCGGGTGTGCCCACAAAGCTACACGTCGGAATTTCGTCGACATCCGTAAAGATACCAGGAACGCATGGGTCTGCCGCGCTGGGCGGGGCCGACTGCACGGTAAACACCGTCGGCCCGATCAGCGTGTTCACGATCTCAAACACCCAGCCGAAGTTGGTGTATTCGACCAGCGAGTGCGCGTAAGCATTAAGGCCGTCCCACGCCAAGACGCCGGGGGATTGGATCCCCACGTTTGTGTTAGTCATCTCGATTCCTTTCTGTTAGGTTAACCGGCGCGGAGGGTGCGGGCCGCCGGGGCGCAGCTTACGAAGCCGCCGAGTTTTGCGCCGCCCTGATAAGAGACACACCACGCGGTAGACCCTCCGATATACTGCTCCAGGAACAGCGGGCGGTGCGACACAGTGGTATAGGCGCGTTCCCACACTCCTGCGGCCATCACAAAGTCGTCGGTCACGAAGGGCGAAACTGCGCTTCCGCGGGTGCCGCCAGCGGTCGGGTCGGGCAGGCAGTTGGAAATGCGGATACGATCCATCACTTCGTCGGGGCCAAAGCCCATCATGCCGTCACCGAACAGGAAGCGGCCAGTGCTGTCCACCATGCTGGCGAAATAGGCAAAGGTGTTCTGGTGCATGACAGCCTGCACCGGCCCGTACTCGACCGGCGAGCTGGCCAGGAACTGCCGGAGCGCGCGGTGGTCCGGGTTCGGGGTCGGCGCGCTAACCTTGGCAAACTTGTCGGCCGTCAGCCAGCCCGTCGGCTCGTTGATGCCGTCGCCGGTGATCATCACGCGGTTGCGGTTGATCCGGAAGGAGCGGTCCAGCGAGCGGATCATAAAGCCCATCAGGTCGTAATTCGCTTCGCGGAGCGTATCTTGGTTAAAGCAATAGGCTGCCCGGAAATCGTACGTCTGACCGTGTTTCCAGCTGATATTGCCTTCAGGACCCATTTCGGAATCGCAGGTGCCGCCGCCGTGGAAGGAGCCGATATCGCCGTACGACTCGACGTGGGGGAACATAAAGTTGGAACGCGAAACATTCACGCTATCGTACAGGTCCAGCATTGAGGCGCACTCGACTTCGCAGTCGACTTCAATCCCCAGCAGTTCCGGGCTAAAGAACCCGCTGTCCAGGCTGGCCGCATCGAAAGCCTTGCGCTCTTCGGGGGTAAAGGAGTTGCGAACGGCCTCCCGGCTCTCGATACCAACAGTCAGCCACTTGCGTACAGCGCTGCGGTAATCGGCTGGGTTCACGAGGTTATCCATGTCCGGCCGGAAATCCTGCGGATCGCGCATCCCTTTTGCCAAGAAGGCGCGGCGTTGCAGTTCAATTGCGTTTTCGATGTCCTTTTCGACAAGGTCGGAACCGCCCGCGTAAATCGGGCTGGACATCTGCTTTTGCAGGATATCAACAGCTTCCTGTGCGCCCTGAGCAAGGGACATGGCCTCCGTGAGGGTATCGGCCTGCTTTTTCAGCAGCTCCTGCGTCTCGCTGTCCAGCTTTCCATGCTTGTCGACTTTGTCCTGGAGAGCCTTCATCGTCCGGACAGTGTCCTTGTATTCTTTCTGGCTCTTTTTCAGCAGGTCCACAGCATCGGACAGGTCAGCCGACATTGCCTCGAGCCCGGTATCGCGCTGGCGGGCGTCGCCGTCGCGATCCTTGAAAATCGCCATACCGGCGTAATATTTCTTGCGATCAGTCATTGTCTTCTCCTTTGAGATTCTTCAGGATGCCACGCAGATCGGCGAGTGCACCCTTAACACGTTTCGTAGCGAGATCATCGGCCACCGGGGCCGGCTGAAAGAGCTCCGCATTCCGCTTCACAGCTTTCACAATTTGCGAAGCGTGATTGCGACTCCTGGCGAAACCGGCGGCGACCAGCGCCTTTTCGAATTCGGCAAGGCTGCCGAAAGAGCCCGTATCCAGACGGGGAGCTTGAGGGGCAGCCAACCCGGCGGCCTCCTTGATGAACGTCATGCCGGAGTTTTCGTTATCGGGCATGGTGACAATACTAATCTCGAAAAGGTCTGCCTTGAGAATTTGGAGGTAATTTTCTTCCTCTTTCCAAACAAACTCATCCAGCAGGAACCCGACAGAGAAGCTGAACCCACCGACAAGCATTGCAGCCTCGTACATATCCCGAACATAGGAAATCCGGAGGTTCAGCTCGGCCTCGATCCAAAGGCGGTCGCCCCGCGTCTCCAGCACCTTAATGACGCCCGCCGGTCTGTCAGGCTTGTGAGAAATCAGCAGCTTGACGCCGTTGGGGCCTGTCAGCCCTTTCCGCTCAATACTCTCATCAAAGGCCCCCGGCATAACAACGTGGCGGCTATGGTCCAAATCCTTGGTGCTGGCCCAACCTGCGACGTAGCCGGCAGGCAGGTCGTCCCCAAGCGCCTTCAGCTCCTTCTTGCTTGCAGGCGTGAAGGTGGTGTTGCAGACCGCGCCGGAACCGGCGGAAGGCCTCTCTTTTAGGACCCAACGGTTGCTATAGACCTGAGCCATTATTTGTCTCCTGAGCTTGGAAAGCGAAGGTTGTCGGGAGCTCCGAGGTGGGGTCGTACCCAAACCTTTCGCGCTTCTCGTTTGTTGTCAAGAAGGAAACCCCGTTGATTTCCTTCATGGCCGCAACCCTGCCCGCCGCAAGAGCTGGGATAGAGTTGTAATCCGGCACGATTTCAAGTCCTGGCGGGCAGATGGCCCGCGTAAGGCCCTGGAACAGCGGCTCGACATACATTGGGATAACCGCATCTTCCCAGAAGGACAGGCGGCTGGCGTCGAAGTTGCCAGTGAATTTCGCGGCGTCCGCCGCCCCCATGCCAGCAAGTGCGATTGGAATGCCAAAGGCCCCGAAGATCAGCCGTGCCATGTCATCCGATGGCATCTTGCTGTGGATATCACTCAGGTCGTTGTCGAGTTTGTGGATTTCAACATCTGCCGCATTCTGCAGGATGGGCACCTTACCGCCCTCTGGACCCATGGGGCCGTGGTCCCTGTTCAGGTGGTCGGCGATAGCCTGCATCTGCTTTGATGTAAGGGTGCGGCTACAGGTGACCATGTACCGGACATTGGGCTGCCCGTTGGCTGTCTGCAGCGCCCGCAGGAGCAGGGCCTTGATAACTTCGGCCGGCAAACCAATCGACCTCAGAGGGCTGTTAGGCGCAGTTTCTCCTTGATGACCACGATAAGCTGGCTTCCAAATCTGATCGGCAAAGCCGTCGGATCCTTGCCCGCTGCGCCAAGCTGTCCGCGACACGATGCGCTGGGCCGCCGGGCCGCTACCGTAAGTGTAATAATCGACAGCGCCTCGGTCATTAACAACCGCCCTCACTTTATCGACTTGCAGCGGGTAAATGGCGTTCGGTGTCTTGCGGGTGCTATGGCCAACCTTAAAAGTGACACGCCCATAGGACGCGTAATTTAGGGCCATCCAATACCGCAGCATCCCGGGGGTCATTTCGTTGTTCGGGTAATCAAGCAGGTCTTGTATTTTCTTTGCGGCTGCAACTAGCACGCGCTTATCGGAACCAACAACCGGCTGGACACGCCACTTGACTTGCTGAACGCTGCTTGCCAGCTTGTCGAGCGCGCGGTAGACAATTGGGTGCGACATTGCCGCTTGGGCGGCTATGCTGTCCGACCACTTCACCACCCCAACAGCGGACCCGTTGTTGAGGTAAAGAATATCCTGCTTTGGAGCTACACCTGCCGATCTTTTTGGGGCTGCCTTAAAGAACGGCAATTTCATCAGACAGTCCGCCGCTTAGTGACAACCGGCCACGATGGCGGCTTGATGTTTCCGCTCTGGTAGAGCTTCGCCATTTGAACTCGGCTAGTAGCCGTGCCCACCTTATCCTGCGGAGCACTCCGCGTTACCTGCTGCCCGGCCCGGCGCGTCGTGGCGCGCTTTCCACATCCACATCCCATTTTGTCCTCCTTAGAGTAGTGAACCTATCAGAAAGCCTGCTGCAAGCCCTAGGATAACCCCTAGGCTCAGACCTCGGAAGAAGAGGCAGCAGGCGCATTGAACCCAAAAATAATCAGCAAGACGCGAAGAGCGCTGCTGTTCCCGTTTGCAAAGCCCCAACTGGGACGCGCACCATGCCATCCCGTTGGAAATGTAGTTGTCCTCCCAATCCTCCTCCGAAGTTTCGGGGCGGAATTTATGAGGAGGTGCTGCCCATTGGAACCAGCTTTTACCGCTTCCGGTTCTCATTCCTTCACCCCCAGCGGCTTATCTGCCACGGCCCTGCCATAGGCCGCCAAGAAAAAGCCAATTAGATACGCCACGATCTGCCCGCGCGCCACCAATTCACCCGGCACTCCAGCATCGAGCAGCATATACCAGATCGGCGCGGTTGCATCTGGGAAGCTTGAAAGCATCATCATCGCCAGCCCCCAGATGGTTTTAGACTTCCAGAATTGTTTCATTCAGGCGCTCCTTTCTCGCGCGCTTCTTTAAGCCAAGTTGCAATTGCCATCAGGGCCAGCGTTTCGAATTTGCTAACCGCCGTTTCCATTCGCACCGGATCGCCATTTGTTCCTTGGG